GGAGCGTAATGTGGCAGATCTCGATGATGGTTACGCCAGACTATCAAATATGCTGCTTGAGGCCTATTCAGGCGCAGATCTGACCAAGCGACAGTTTAAAGTGCTGCTTGCCATTCTGCGTAAAACCTATGGGTGGAATAAACCAATGGACAGAATCACCGATTCTCAACTTAGCGAGATTACAAAGTTACCTGTCAAACGGTGCAATGAAGCCAAGTTAGAACTCGTCAGAATGAATATTATCAAGCAGCAAGGCGGCATGTTTGGACCAAATAAAAACATCTCAGAATGGTGTATCCCTCAAAACGAGGGAAAATCCCCTAAAACGAGGGATAAAACATCCCTCAAATTGGGGGATTGCTATCCCTCAAAACAGGGGGACACAAAAGACACTATTACAAAAGAAAAAAGAAAAGATTATTCGTCAGAGAATTCTGGCGAATCCTCTGACCAGCCAGAAAACGACCTTTCTGTGGTGAAACCGGATGCTGCAATTCAGAGCGGCAGCAAGTGGGGGACAGCAGAAGACCTGACCGCCGCAGAGTGGATGTTTGATATGGTGAAGACCATCGCCCCATCAGCCAGAAAACCGAATTTTGCAGGGTGGGCTAACGATATCCGCCTGATGCGTGAACGTGACGGACGTAACCACCGCGACATGTGCGTGCTGTTCCGCTGGGCATGCCAGGACAACTTCTGGTCCGGTAACGTGCTTAGCCCGGCCAAACTCCGCGACAAGTGGACCCAGCTCGAAATCAACCGTAACAAGCAACAGGCAGTCGTGACAGCCAGCAAACCAAAACTCGACCTGACAAACACAGACTGGATTTACGGGGTGGATCTATGAAAAACATCGCCGCACAGATGGTTAATTTTGACCGTGAGCAGATGCGTCGGATCGCCAACAACATGCCGGAACAGTACGACGAAAAGCCGCAGGTACAGCAGGTAGCGCAGATCATCAACGGTGTGTTCAGCCAGTTACTGGCAACTTTCCCGGCGAGCCTGGCTAACCGTGACCAGAACGAACTGAACGAAATCCGCCGCCAGTGGGTTCTGGCTTTCCGGGAAAACGGGATCACCACAATGGAACAGGTTAACGCAGGAATGCGCGTAGCCCGTCGGCAGAATCGACCATTTCTGCCATCACCCGGGCAGTTTGTTGCATGGTGCCGGGAAGAAGCATCCGTTATCGCCGGACTGCCAAACGTCAGCGAGCTGGTTGATATGGTTTACGAGTATTGCCGGAAGCGTGGCCTGTATCCGGATGCGGAGTCTTATCCGTGGAAATCAAACGCGCACTACTGGCTGGTTACCAACCTGTATCAGAACATGCGGGCCAATGCGCTTACTGATGCGGAATTACGCCGTAAGGCCGCAGATGAGCTTGTCCATATGACTGCGAGAATTAACCGTGGTGAGGCGATCCCTGAACCAGTAAAACAACTTCCTGTCATGGGCGGCAGACCTCTAAATCGTGCACAGGCTCTGGCGAAGATCGCAGAAATCAAAGCTAAGTTCGGACTGAAAGGAGCAAGTGTATGACGGGCAAAGAGGCAATTATTCATTACCTGGGGACGCATAATAGCTTCTGTGCGCCGGACGTTGCCGCGCTAACAGGCGCAACCGTAACCAGCATAAATCAGGCCGCGGCTAAAATGGCACGGGCAGGTCTTCTGGTTATCGAAGGTAAGGTCTGGCGAACGGTGTATTACCGGTTTGCTACCAGGGAAGAACGGGAAGGAAAGATGAGCACGAACCTGATTTTTAAGGAGTGTCGCCAGAGTGCAGCGATGAAACGGGTATTGGCGGTATATGGAGTTAAAAGATGACCATCTACATCACTGAGCTAATAACAGGCCTGCTGGTAATCGCAGGCCTTTTTATTTGGGGGAGAGGGAAGTCATGAAAAAACTAACCTTTGAAATTCGATCTCCGGCACATCAGCAAAACGCTATTCACGCAGTACAGCAAATCCTTCCAGACCCAACCAAACCAATCGTAGTAACCATTCAGGAACGCAACCGCAGCTTAGACCAGAATCGAAAGCTTTGGGCTTGCCTTGGTGACGTCTCTCGTCAGGTTGAATGGCATGGTCGCTGGCTGGATGCAGAAAGCTGGAAGTGCGTTTTTACAGCAGCATTAAAGCAGCAGGACGTTGTTCCTAACCTTGCCGGGAATGGCTTTGTGGTAATAGGCCAGTCAACCAGCAGGATGCGTGTAAGCGAATTTGCGGAGCTATTAGAGCTTATACAGGCATTCGGTACAGAGCGTGGCGTTAAGTGGTCAGACGAAGCGCGACTGGCTCTCGAATGGAAAGCGCGATGGGGAGATCGGGCTGCATGACTATCAAATCAAATACGCCAGCACACGACAAGGACTGCTGGCAAACGCCGCTTTGGCTTTTTGATGCACTGGATATTGAGTTTGGATTCTGGCTGGATTCGGCAGCGAGCGACAAAAATGCTCTGTGTGCTCACTGGCTAACTGAGGCTGACGACGCGCTCAATTCTGAGTGGGTAAGCCACGGTGCAATCTGGAATAACCCACCGTACAGTAATATCAGACCGTGGGTGGAAAAAGCCGCTGAGCAGTGCATACAACAGCGACAGGCGGTAGTGATGCTTGTGCCAGAAGATATGTCTGTCGGCTGGTTCAGCAAGGCTCTGGAGAGCGTTGACGAAGTTCGCATTATCACTGATGGACGGATTAATTTTATCGAACCATCGACAGGGCTGGAGAAGAAGGGAAACAGCAAAGGCTCCATGCTGCTGATTTGGCGACCGTTCATCAGTCCTCGACGGATGTTTACTACCGTATCCAAAGCGGCATTGATGGCAATCGGGCATGGCGTCAGGAGGGCGGCATGAGGCGACAGCGACGAAGTATCACCGACATAATCTGCGAAAACTGCAAATACCTTCCAACGAAACGCTCCAGAAATAAACGCAAGCCAATCCCAAAAGAATCTGACGTAAAAACCTTCAACTACACGGCTCACCTGTGGGATATCCGGTGGCTAAGACATCGTGCGAGGAAAACAAGGTGATTGACCAAAATCGAAGTTACGAACAAGAAAGCGTCGAGCGAGCTTTAACGTGCGCTAACTGCGGTCAGAAGCTGCATGTGCTGGAAGTTCACGTGTGTGAGCACTGCTGCGCAGAACTGATGAGCGATCCGAATAGCTCGATGCACGAGGAAGAAGACGATGGCTAAACCAGCGCGAAGACGATGTAAAAACGATGAATGTCGAGAATGGTTTCATCCTGCATTCGCTAATCAGTGGTGGTGCTCTCCAGAGTGTGGAACCAAGATAGCACTCGAACGACGAAATAAAGAACGCGAAAAAGCGGAAAAAGCAGCAGAGAAGAAACGACGACGAGAGGAGCAGAAACAGAAAGATAAACTTAAGATTCGAAAACTCGCCTTAAAGCCCCGCAGTTACTGGATTAAACAAGCCCAACAAGCCGTAAACGCCTTCATCAGAGAAAGAGACCGCGACTTACCATGTATCTCGTGCGGAACGCTCACGTCTGCTCAGTGGGATGCCGGACATTACCGGACAACTGCTGCGGCACCTCAACTCCGATTTGATGAACGCAATATTCACAAGCAATGCGTGGTGTGCAACCAGCACAAAAGCGGAAATCTCGTTCCGTATCGAGTCGAACTGATTAACCGCATCGGGCAGGAAGCAGTAGACGAAATCGAATCAAACCATAGCCGCCATCGCTGGACTGTCGAAGAGTGCAAGGCGATCAAGGCAGAGTACCAACAGAAACTCAAAGACCTGCGAAATAGCAGAAGTGAGGCCGCATGACGTTCTCAGTAAAAACCATTCCAGACATGCTCGTTGAAGCATACGGAAACCAGACAGAAGTAGCACGCAGACTGAAATGTAGTCGCGGTACGGTCAGAAAATACGTTGATGATAAAGACGGGAAAATGCACGCCATCGTCAACGACGTTCTCATGGTTCATCGCGGATGGAGTGAAAGAGATGTGCTATTACGAAAGAATTGATGGCAGCAAATACCGAAATATTTGGGTAGCTGGCGACCTGCACGGATGCTACACGAACCTGATGAACAAACTGGATACGATTGGATTCGATAACAAAAAAGACCTGCTTATCTCGGTGGGCGATTTGGTTGATCGCGGTACAGAGAACGTTGAATGTCTGGAATTAATCACATTCCCCTGGTTCAGAGTTGTACGTGGAAACCATGAGCAAATGATGATTGATGGCTTATCAGAGCGTGGAAACGTCAATCACTGGCTGATTAATGGCGGTGGCTGGTTCTTTAATCTCGATTACGACAAAGAAATTCTGGCTAAAGCTCTTGCCCATAAAGCAGAAGAACTTCCGTTAATCATCGAACTGGTGAGCAAAGGTAAAAAATATGTCATCTGCCACGCCGATTATCCTTGTGACGAATACGAATTTGGAAAGCCAGTTGATCATCAGCAGGTAATCTGGAACCGCGAACGAATCAGCAACTCACAAGACGGGATCGTGAAAGAAATTAAAGGCGCGGACACGTTCATCTTTGGTCATACGCCAGCAGTGAAACCACTCAAGTTTGCCAACCAGATGTATATCGATACTGGCGCAGTGTTCTGCGGAAACCTCACATTGATTCAGGTACAGGGAGAAGGCGCATGAGACTCGAAAGCGTAGCTAAATTTCATTCGCCAAAAAGCCCGATGATGAGCGACTCACCACGGGCTACGGCTTCTGACTCTCTTTCCGGTACTGATGTGATGGCTGCTATGGGGATGGCGCAATCACAAGCCGGATTCGGAATGGCTGCATTCTGCGGTAAGCACGAACTCAGCCAGAAAGACAAACAAAAGGCCATCAACTATCTGATGCAATTTGCACACAAGGTATCGGGGAAATACCGTGGTGTGGCAAAGCTTGAAGGAAATACTAAGGCAAAGGTGCTGCAAGTGCTCGCAACATTCGCTTATGCGGATTATTGCCGTAGTGCCGCGACGCCGGGCGCAAGATGCAGAGATTGCCACGGTACAGGCCGTGCGGTTGATATAGCCAAAACAGAGCAGTGGGGGAGAGTTGTCGAGAAAGAGTGCGGAAGATGCAAAGGCATCGGTTATTCAAGGATGCCAGCAAGCGCCGCATATCGCGCTGTGACGATGCTAATCCCAAACCTTACCCAACCCACCTGGTCACGCACTGTTAAGCCGCTGTATGACGCTCTGGTGGTGCAATGCCACAAGGAAGAGTCAATTGCAGACAACATTTTGAATACGGTCACACGTTAGCAGCATGATTGCCACGGATGGCAACGTATTAATGGCATAATATTGACTTTTTGAATAACTTTGGGTAAATTTGACGCCAACAATGGGTGTTTTTTGCCTGCCATTGATGAATCTCAATAACCTGCCACCGAGTAGTTTTTATGCCCTGAATTGTATTTGTGTAGTAAACATGCTGACTGCAATGTAATAGAGTTTTTTTAGCCTGTAACCTCTTGACGGCATTGAATTGCTTTTGTTATGAGTTGTAAGCCAATGTTATCATCTTGTATTGGGGTGGTTATGAAGGATGGTGCGCTGCTCAGGAGTTCTTCACTTTTTATTGCCTATATGGGATGCCTTGGATGGGGGAGTGCTTATTTCTATGGATGGGGTACTTCTTTTTACTACGGCTTCCCATGGTGGATTGTAGGTGCAGGTGTTGATGATGTTGCCAGAAGTTTATTTTTTGCAGTTATCGTCATTGCTATATTTCTTATCGGTTGGGGTATTGGTGTTGTATTCTTTTTCGCAGTGAAAAGAAAACATTCTATGCAAGAGCTAAATGTATTTCGCCTTTATTTTGCTGTGGAATTATTGTTTGTGCCGGCAATTATTGAGTTTTCTATATTGAGACAGAAGATTCAGGTACCTCTTTTGCTACTGTCAGCAGCGATTGCGCTGGCGGTTACAATTTCGATAAGATCTTATGGGCGATTTTTATCGGTATCATGCTTCTATGATAAGCCATTTATAAAAAAACATTTTTTTGAGATTGTGATGATTGCTTTTGTGGCATATTTCTGGCTTTTTTCATTTCTGACAGGATATTACAAACCACAGTTTAAGAAAGAATATGAAATGATTAATTATAATGATGGTTGGTATTATGTTCTTGCTCGTTATGATAATTGTCTGGTTTTGTCTACTTCTTTCAATGCAGGTAGTAAAAGGTTTGTCATTTATCAATCAGCACAAGATAAGAATCTTCAGGTTGATATTGTAAGGACCAGAATTTAATTGGCTGCATAAATAATATTTTAAGTTGCAAGTTGGCTATTCGTAGGAATAGAACCTTAGACATGCAGAATGCGTTTTCTGAACATTGTTTTGTAAACCGTGTCTGCTTGCTGTTGTGATCCTGCTTTTAGTGATGGTGATAATGGATTTCACCAGCAGAATTATGTCGGTGCTGGCGGATGGCGTTCTGGTCTGCAGCATTATGGTATTGCTGTGGCCTATGATGAAAAAACAGACTGAATAATGCTTGATTTTTTTGTTTGCTGTTTATTAAAAACATTTCTGCATGGTGAATTCCCCTGTATGGGGGGGCGACTGGTGAATGTCGAATACTTCGATTAATTGTCGATTGGCGGCTGACGCGGGTTCGGTTGCACCAGGCTGAACTCACCGGGAAGCTCCCGGTACCATGCGTATATCACAATTGTTATTCCAGTTATCATTTTCCTTGTGAGTTTTGGCTGCGCATGGCGCGGCCTTTTTTTACGGCCTGCTATTGGCAGATGTTCATCCTGTGATTTTCTTCTGTTCCTGCTCCGGCCTTTCCCTACTTTATTCCTGTGCATGAGAGAAATTTGATGTCGATTAAACGTTATGATTTGGTCAGGGCTGCCTCGCCGTCAGATCTGGCGGAAAAACTGACACAAAAGCTGAAAGAGGGCTGGCAGCCATACGGCGGACCGGTTGCCATTACGCCGTACACACTGATGCAGGCGGTGGCTATTGAAGGAGATCCACAGGTCGGCCCTTCATCTGAGCCGGACTGGTTCTACGTGGTTGTGCTTGCCGGACAGTCCAACGGCATGGCCTACGGTGAAGGGCTTCCGTTGCCGGATTCTTACGATGCTCCGGATCCGCGCATTAAACAGCTGGCGCGCCGCAGCACGGTAACTCCGGGTGGAGAGAGTTGTACGTATAACGACATCATCCCGGCTGACCACTGTCTGCATGATGTGCAGGATATGAGTACGCTGAATCATCCGAGGGCTGACCTAAGCAAAGGTCAGTATGGCTGTGTGGGGCAGGGACTTCATATTGCCAAAAAACTGCTCCCGTATATCCCGAATAATGCGGGGATCCTGCTGGTACCATGCTGTCGTGGTGGTTCGGCATTTACCCTGGGCGCGGAGGGGACATTCAGGGCGGACACGGGGGCCAGCCAGGATTCGGCGCGCTGGGGTGTGGGTAAACCGTTATATCAGGACCTGATTGTGCGCACCAAAGCTGCATTACAGAAGAACCAGAAAAATGTGTTGCTGGCGGTGTGCTGGATGCAGGGAGAGTTTGACATGAGCGCCGCCACCTACGCACAGCAACCTGCGCTGTTTACAGCCATGCTGAAGCAGTTTCGTGCTGACCTCACTGTGTTTAACGCGCAGTGTCATGGTGGCAGTGCTGTAAATGTGCCGTGGATTTGTGGTGACACGACGTATTACTGGAAAAACACCTACGGCACGCAGTACAACACCATTTACGGGGCGTACAAAAACAGGGAGAGTGAGGGCGTTTATTTTGTGCCGTTCATGACAGACGGTAACGGCGTCAATACCGCCACTAATGCGCCGGCAGAAGATCCAGATATTCCGGCATCAGGATATTACGGTGCGGCATCGAGAACGAATGGAAACTGGGTATCATCAAACCGCCCGACACATTTTAGTTCATGGGCGCGCAGGAGCATTATTTCGGATCGTATGGCAACCGCTATTCTGAACGCAGCCGGGCGCACCTCAGCCTTCATCAGTGGTAAGGCACCGGAAATCAACCCCTCGCCCGGCGGCGATACGCCATCGGGGCCGTCTGATAGCGAAACATCCGTCTGCACAGTCTCCCTGCTGCCGGCAGACGGAGAGGCTGCTACGCAGGGCTGGACTATTAAAGATGGCGGAATTCAGCTGGCAGATGGTGTATTTAAGATCACCAAGCAGAGCAATAAAACCTGGTCCCTGGCGCATCCGGTGGATGACGCAATTACCCTGCTGACACAGGGCGGCAGGCTGACTTGTAAGTTCCGCCTGTCTGGAGCTCTGACTAATAATCAGTTCGGGCTGGGGATTTATCTGTATACGGACGCTCCCGTTCCTGATGGTGTGGCGATGACGGGTACCGGTAATCCGTTCCTGATGTCGTACTTCACTCAGACCACTGACGGTAGACTGAATCTGATGCATCACAGGAAAGCAGGAAACACGAAGCTGGGGGAATTTGGGGGCTACAGTAACGACTGGCAGACGCTGGAGCTGGTGTTCACCGCCGGCAGTGCCACGGTTACTCCGAAACTGAATGGAGTGGCTGGCCCGGCATTCCAGGTTATAAAAGACAGTCTGACTCTGGGACTGAATGCGCTGACGCTGACGGATGTTACAAAAAATGCAGCGTATGGCGTTGAGATAGAAAGTCTGATGCTGGAGATAAATGCACCGGCATCATAATAAAAAAACGCCAGCGTAGTAGAAGAGAAGATTACGCTGGCGTAGGGATATACCCCGTGGAGAAATGATATGTAACACATATCGGGGATATTTCTATATAAACATTATAATTATTGTCAATCATAATGGTCAGGTATTATGACGTTTATGCATCAGAGCCATCAGTAATTAACTGGTGGCTTTTTTATTGTTGTCAGCTTCCGGATAACGGGAGACGGGGTATGTACCAGATGGAAAAAATCACAACAGGTGTGTCATACACCACGTCAGCGGTGGGGACGGGATACTGGTTACTGCAGCTGCTGGACAAAGTCTCTCCATCCCAGTGGGTGGCGATAGGTGTGCTAGGGAGCTTGGTTTTTGGCCTGCTGACGTACCTGACAAACCTTTATTTCAAGATAAAAGAAGACAAGCGTAAGGCTGCGAGAGGTGAATAATGCCTCCATCATTACGAAAAGCTGTTGCAGCTGCTATTGGTGGCGGGGCTATTGCTATAGCATCTGTGTTAATTACTGGCCCAAGTGGTAACGATGGTCTGGAAGGTGTCAGCTACATACCATACAAAGATATTGTTGGTGTATGGACTGTATGTCACGGACACACCGGAAAAGACATCATACTAGGTAAAACGTATACCGAAGCAGAATGCAAAGCCCTCCTGAATAAAGACCTTGCCACGGTCGCCAGACAAATTAACCCGTACATCGAAGTCGATATACCGGAAACAACGCGCGGCGCTCTTTATTCGTTCGTTTACAACGTGGGCGCAGGCAATTTCAGAACATCGACTTTTCTTCGCAAAATAAACCAGGGTGATATCAAAGGCGCATGTGATCAGCTACGGCGTTGGACATACGCTGGCGGTAAGCAATGGAAAGGGCTGATGACTCGCCGCGAGATTGAGCGTGAAGTCTGTTTGTGGGGACAACAATGAGCAGGGTAACCGCGATTATCTCCGCTCTGGTTATCTGCATCATCGTCTGCCTGTCATGGGCGGTTAACCATTACCGTGATAACGCCATGACCTACAAAGCCCAGCGCGACAAAAATGCCAGAGAACTGAAGCTGGCGAACGCGGCAATTACTGACATGCAGATGCGTCAGCGTGATGTTGCTGCGCTCGATGCAAAATACACGAAGGAGTTAGCTGATGCGAAAGCTGAAAATGATGTTCTGCGTAATGATGTTGCCGTTGGTCGTCGTCGGTTGCACATCAAAGCAGTCTGTCAGTCAGTGCGTGAAGCCACCACCGCCTCCGGCGTGGATAATGCAGCCTCCCCCCGACTGGCAGACACCGCTGAACGGGATTATTTCATCCTCAGAGAACGGCTGATGACAATGCAGAAGCAACTGGAAGGAGCACAGGAATATATCCGTACCCAGTGTATACCGTGATGTTTTGTTATGAAGGTGTTACTGGTAACGTTAAGGTAATTTAACAAAAAGTCAGTTCCGGACTTTATAGTGTGCTCAGATCATGGCCAAAAACGATTTCTGTGATAAATATTTTGAATATTATTTACAGATAAATGAAGTGGGCGCATGGATGGAAATTTACAATAGAGTATGAAGTATATGTCCGTATTGTATGGGCAGAGAAGGCAAAAACACGGTAATTCCTTGTGTTGCCATGATACCTGATTGGCAGAATAGTTATTTGGTCTTGAGTATATAGTCAGCGTTTTTTGTTCAGTAATAGTTCTTTCAGTAAAAAACAATAAATA